ATCACCTTTAGGAATGCCAAGCACGTACTCAATTGCCCGGCCGGTTAAATTCATTTCATCAAGCCGCTCCTGCGCCGTTGGTTGCCCAACTAACACATTTTCAACGCTAACCGGTTCCTGTGTGTAAATAGGTTCACCTATTTCATTCACACCGGTTTGCGTTTTTTCATACAGCGTTATTGTTATGCCCTTCAGCATATGGATCAATAAAACCGTAACGCGGCCGCTTCAGCCCTAACCGCTTCAAATCGGAAGGCAAGATTGCATTGCCAATTCCACCACCCGGCACGGCATATGAACCGCTCCAAGAGTAGCCAAGCCCCGCCTGTGATTCCTGCGTAAGGGCTTCACCGCTCGTATTCTGCCGTAAAATCCGGGAAACCGCCGAAACGGTTACTTCCTTGGCAACGCTTGCGCGTTTAGGGTCTGCCGCTATTAATGCATCCAAATCCTTGCCAACCGCTTCAGCGCGGCACCGCAATTCATCGGAAATAATTGGCAGTAAGGCATTTACCCGCGTTTCTTCACTTTCTGTAAGGGTTCTGAATAGTAAATTTACATCTTCAACGGTTGCGAATGGTTCAAGGTCTGCCATAATCGCACCTCATTTCTTTTTTGCTGTCTTACTCTTTTTTACCGGTTTTTCTTTTTCTGCCTGCGGTGCCGGTTTGGCGGGCGTGGGAATTTCTTCCCAATCCCCGCCAATCGCACACGCAACTTCAATAATTGCACCGGTTTTTGTATTCCGGTATTTCATTTAGGCAGTTACCACGCGGCTGAAGTATGCCGGCGCAAGGATGCCCCAACCAATGTAGGCTTCCGCACGCAGATAACACTGATTGTGCCCCTTCAGATCGCCGGCCTGTGCATCATTATCCGGGTTGCCGTATTCAATGACTTCATAAGAAATGCCTTCAGCATATCCCCACCGGAATGCTTCAAAATCGCCAAGGATTGCCATATCGGTAGAATTCTTGGAAACTGTAACATTCTTTTCCATCTTCATATTGCCAAGATTTTCCGGTGTAGCACCAAACGCAAAATCCGGGTAAAGACGCGCGCCGCCTTCTGTATGCATAGCCGCAAGCGCTGTGCCAACTGCCGGCGCAATGATAATGCCGTTTGCCATTGCATCGGCCGCTTCAACCTGTGCAATTGCCGCATCAATGTTTGCATCTGCGGATGCCGCAACATACGGCACTGTGTTGGTTACTTTCTTATCAAAGCAGTTAGTTCCAACAATATCAGACTCTTCACCGGTACGCGGGTTTACGCCATGCATTGCCGCAATATCAAGGCCGCGCGCAAACTTAGCCGCCGCACCTTCTGCGAATTTGCGCAGGACTTCCATGCGGTATTCCTCAGTGCCTTTGAGGAATTCATCGGAAACACGTGTGCCGTATTCCATCTTAATCGGGCGAATTACAACCTGCTCAACGGTTGCGCCGCCGTTGGATTTTGCGCCGTTCTCTCCGACAATATCAACTTCCTTATCAAGGCTGAAAGTGAATTCAGTTACGCCATTGAAAGGAATGGGGCGCTCTGCGCTCATGTTGGCAAGGGAAGATTTTCCCCGCACAAGATTAAACATTTCCTTCTCAATTTCGGTAGGCAGAAGGGTGCCCTTTGTTAAAACGTTTGCCATTTTTCTACTCCTTTTTTATTTCTTACCGATTTCACGGGCCAAGGTTCTGAATGCTTCTGTTGTCGCATCTTCTTTGTTATCCCGTTCCGTATTCCGTGTAATGGAATGGAATGAATTAGCGCCGGAAAGCTTGGCCAACTTTTCCGCGCTTGCGCTGATTGTTTCCTCATTGTCACCGGTTAAGAATTCAACCGCTTCCGCAGGTAATTTGCGCTCATTGACAATGCGCGCTTTTAACGCGCTTACTTCAAGGCTTTTGATTTTCGCCGCCTGTTCATTAAACTTTTCATCATACCCGGCATACTTTTCCATTTCCTTGGCATGCTTTTCGTTTAATGCATTTAGGTCATTGGTGTGTTTCTCACTCAGTGCCTTCTGTTCATCCGGTGAAAGCCATCCTTTGAATTCATCGCGTGTTTTCTTTTCGGCACGTTCAATGCGCTCTTTAATGCGTGCATCAAATTCTTCCTGTGTTTCAATGATTTTAAATTCAGCCATAAAAATAATCCTTTCCCACTTTTACCGCAGTGTGTGCGTAAGTATGTAAAAAAGCACGGGTTTCCCGCGCCTTAATACATGATTCTTTGTTTCCGTTTCTCTTTTACTTGGGTTGTTGCCCAATGTGCCAAGGCTATGCTTTCAACTATTGCAACATCTGCTTCCGGCTTTATTGATCTAAAACCAAACGCGCCATTGTTTCCAATCATGCGCTTTTCGCAATTGGCAATTGCCTGCGTTGCGCTTGGTTGGTTGCAATGCTCAATCGTTTCAACATCAATAGCCTGCCGGAAGCCTGCAAATGCTGTAATAGCTTCCGCTGTAACAGGAACAATAACCTTCATTTTTGGGGCCATCTTGGCAAGGGCATCGGTTAACAATTCAGCCTTACCTTTACCATCTACCACAACCGCGCCCAAGGCCCGGCAATTGGTTAGCCAATCCGTAAGCCATGCAAGGCCTTCACGCTGTGGCACGCAATCAATGCATTCTATAAACGTTTTCCCGCGCCCGGTTTTGATTGCAATTGAAAGCGCCGTATTTGCGTTGTCGGCTCCAAACTTAACGCCCGCATAAATCTTGCCCTGTAAATCATCCGGGATATGATCAACACATAAATGCATCCAATCCTTTTCCGTTATCTCTGATTTCAGTTCATACTTATGCCAATAGCCAAGGCGTTGAATAATAAAATCAAGCTTGTTTGTTACGTTCTCATTTCTTATTGTGCGTTCCTTCAGAATCGTGCCAAGGCTTGGGTTAGTTTCATACCACAAATCTACATCCATCAAATCATCCGGCTGATTGTAAATACTCCATTCAGCCCAACCGGAATCATGTGAATTCCCGGAAAGTATATTTTCACGCATAGGCGCGAAAACATCCCCCTTTGATTGTGGCGTTGGCGGTGTTCCGCAAAATATTGTTTGCGGGTTCTCTGAAGCGGCAATTGTGTACATTAGCGCGCTTTGTTGCGTGCTTGTGTATTCCTGCGCTTCATCAATCACCAACACATCGAAACTTTCACCAATACCGCCGGCATCCGTCCGGGTTCTAAAAACGATATACCCGCCATTATTCAAAAAAATCTGTTCAAGCCCGTACTGCTTTGTTGCCTTAAACGATTTTTCGGGCATTTCCTTGCCCTTTTTACGGCGTAATACTTCCTTATACCCGGCATCCGTTAGAATCTTCATTAAACGCACAAAAGCGCTGTGAGAAGTGCTTGTTTTGTGTGCGGTGTGGCATATCCGTTCACCGTCTTTCAAACCTTGCAATTCACGCATTGCAAGCACTTCACCCTTGCCGTTTTGGCGTGGCACTTCATAACCAAACTTTTGATGCACATACAGGCCTTCAGAATCAACGGCCATGATATTGGTTATAAGTAGCTTCTGCCAATCCTGTGCAACGCGCCCGCTTTCTTCATAGCCCGCTATTGCATCGGCACCTTTTGACTTTTGAAACGGTAAAACAATACTTTGCGTGGGAAAATGGCGGCCTTTTCTGATTTCTGCCATTTCCCTGCCTTTCTGTTATTCTTCCGGTTGTTCTTTCAAGTAATCAAACGCTTCATCAATTGAAGAAAGCCGGATAGAATCACCTTTAACCAAGATAATCAATGGAAGGCCAATATATGTTGGCTTGAAAAATACCGGCTCATATACCTCATACCCGCGCCAATTGTCTGCCTTCCTAATTTGCGGGTAGCCGTTCATTACGGCGAATTCATGCACTGTTTTTTCATTCATCTTTTCACGTTCATGATTTTATTGACAACATCAAGATTGAAAATCTTATCATCAACCCGCATAACCTGCGGAAATGAATTGTATTTTTGCGCGTATGATCTTGTTGTATATTTCATTAGTTTTAAATATTCAGATACTTCATTGCCGTAATAGTTATGGTTCACTTGTGGGTCATATACATGCAATATGCCATCATCTGAAATATCCAATGAAACAATATGGCCAAAAGTTTTTCCCTTCCAATCAAAACGCAAGTTATAACGTGCGCCCGGTTCAAGCGTTTCCAAAAGCTTTTTTTCGTACTTTTTTGCATTAAGGTATTGGCCATCCATATCCATCTGCACAAATTCCTCAATATCACCAATCAAAAATTTTGCCGGTGTTCCATCCGGGTTTTTCCACGCTTTTGCCGTATCATAAGCAAGCGTTTCAAGCATTGATCCCTTTGTGCGTGGCAATACTTCAACATCATAACCGCGCAAACGCGCTTCCATTGTTACAACGCATGATTGACAATTTGTTTGATACCCGCGCCCTTTTTCATAGTTAGGGTTTACGTTTCCGCTGTCGGCTTCATCCCATGTCATTGGTTTGCCACGCGGCGCATTGGCAACCGTTTCCGGGTAATAATCGCCATTCATGTGGTTTTCTGCCGCTTTTACGGTTTCAACCTGTGCTTTGGCATCTTCTTCCGTCCATGTTTCGCGATGATCCCAAACGTTCTGCCGCTGTTTGCCGTTTGCATAGGTCAATATGCATCTGCAAAAAGCGTGCCGGCGGTATACATCGCGCGGAATGTTTGAACCGTTGCCCTTATATTCATAAGTACCTTCAAGGGCGCGGCACCACTTACACGCGCCCGGTTCAGCTTCCCGCACAATGTATGTTTCTAGGCCAACTTTATGCGCCGCTTTTGCGTTATCTCTAATTGATTGATCAACAATTGCCTGCGAATAGTTTACAACCGGCTCTTTAAGCGCCCATTGCGATTCTTGCGCCGTGCTGTAACTAGCCACCTTATTGATTAGCCCATCAATTCGATTCGTGTCTATTTCGGGCGTTTGCACGGCTATACCGACACCCGCCGCCGCGTTCATGTTGGCCTGTACCGCATTTGTTACTTCCGTAATCAATTCATGATCATACTGAAGCATTGGGCCAAGTATTTCGGCCGCCACTTCCTTGGAAATAAATGCAAGGTTTTTTGTGTTTCCCTGCAATGATTCTGCAAGTAATTCGCCAACCCTTACGGCATATTCACCGGCTTGCGCATAATCGGCGGTGCCATCCCGCACACGGTTGGCAATCTGCTTTAGTTTTTTATCGCGCTTTATCCTTTTATTGAATTCCT